TTCCTGGATGCCTGCGTCTTCGGGACAGGCGTTATGAAGGTCTACGAGGAAGACTCTCAGATTAAGGTGGAGCGCGTCTTTCCTGATGAGATTGTTGTTGACGATCTAGAGGCCCGATATGCAGAGCCGCGCCAGATGTTCCAGCAGAAGCTTGTGCCAAAAGATGTTTTAGTGGCGCTTTTCCCCGAAGCCAAAAAGTTCATTGAGGAGGCATCGTCACATGAAGACCGTGATACTGAGCATTATTATGCTAGCGAACAAGTTCTTTGCATCGAGGCATGGCACCTACCATCATCGAAGGGTTCGAACGATGGACGACATGTAATTGTCATCGATAACCACACCCTTTTGGACGAAGAGTGGGAGCGCGACACCTTTCCCTTCTGCTTTATTCGTTGGACCGAACGGTTGCTCGGGTTTTGGGGTCAGGGATTGGCTGAACAGCTCACTGGAATCCAGGTAGAGATAAATAAGCTCCTGCGGAACATCCAGGAGCAGATGCACCTCGCCACACCGAAGGTTTTTGTCGAAGCGGGCTCTAAAATCTCCAAGGCACACATAAATAATGAGATTTGGGGAATAATCGAGTATGCGGGCACACCACCGACTTTTTACGTCCCAAAAACGGTTTCTGGGGAGATATTCAGTCATTTAGACCGCCTATTTAGCCGTGCATACGAAATTGCGGGCGTAAGCGTGCTCGCAGCGCAATCTAAGAAGCCTGCGGGGCTCGAATCGGGCGTTGCGCTTCGTGAATTCCAAGATATTGAGACTGAGCGCTTCATTATGGTCGCTAAAGAGTATGAAAACCTCTTTTTGGACGTTGCGGAGCACATGATTGACCTTGCACGGGTCATTGCAGAGCGCGGAGACGCCTATGACGTGCTTAGTCATGGTGACGAGAGCATTGAGAAGATTAACTGGAAAGAAATTGACCTAGAGAAGACGGAATACGTGATGAAGGTGTACCCAACGTCGCTACTTCCGACCACACCGGCTGCGAAGCTCCAGAAGGTTATTGAGATGCTTCAAGCAGGCATGCTGACTCAGCAAGAGTCTCGCGCACTGCTGGATTACCCCGATCTAGAGGCTGTAAACCAGTTGGCAACCGCATCTCAGGAATTGTTCAACAAAATCATTGATGAGGCTATTAGCAAAGGCCGATACAACCCGCCGGAGCCATTTATGAACCTGGCGATGGGCGTGCAGATGGTTCAGTCGGCTTACCTGAAAGCCAAGATAGACGATGTGCCGGAGAAGCGCCTCGACCTTTTGCGGCGGTTTCTCCAAGACGCGGTGGCCATGCTCGCTTCCATGCAGCAGCAAGCAATGGCCCCGATGCCAGGACAACCCATGGAGCAGGATGTGGCGCAGCAGGGTGCTCGCCCCGGCGCTATGGCAGAACAAGAAATGGCCCAGGAGCAGATAGCCGCTCCAATGCCGACATAGGAGATTTGAATGGAAGAGCAGCAAGAAGCACCACCGGCTGAAGTCGTCGAAGAGGCCGTTGAAGAGGCGGTGGCGGAAGCTACTGAGGAACAACCGGCGGTCGAAGAGAAGCCCGACTTCTCCCGGCAGTTTAGCGCCATTGCGCGGCGTGAGCGCGAGCTTCGTCAGCGCGAGTCTCGCATGAAAGAGATGGAGGCGCGGTTCAGCGAAGTGGAGGGATACCAGAACGAGTATTCTGGAATTCAGGAGCTGGCGAGCAAGAATCCCTATGAGGCGATGAAAAAGTTGGGCATCGACTATGATGCCTTGACGCAGCAAGTCATTAATGAAGGCGAGCCTACGGCAGACCAGCAATTAAGGCTTGAGAACGAGGCTTTGCGGGCTCGGCTCGATAAGCTCGAAGGTGCTTACAACGAAGAGCACAAGCAGCGCGAGCAGGCCCAGGCGCAGGCCGCTCGGAACAAATTAATTGACAACGTTAAGCAATTCGTTGACGATGGTGGTGACTACGAATTCGTGCAGGCGAACGATGCGTATGGTCTCGTAGCGGAAGTGATGCAGCAGCACTACATCCGCACAAAAGAGATTATGGAGTATTCCGAGGCTGCAAAAATGGTCGAAGGCCATTTTGAATCCGAAGCCGAGCGATATCTAGGCAGCAAAAAGCTGCAAGACAAGTGGCGGGCCACTAGCCAAAAAGAGCCTGAACAAAAAGCGACTTCAGAAGCCGAACCAGCGAAATCATCACGGCCAAAAACACTTAGCAATGAAAACACTGCTAAGAAAACAGAACCGTCCAGCGGCGTCCTAGAGAGTAAAGAAAAGTCTCTAGAGCGGGTCGCTCAATTAATTCGCTGGGAGTAATCCCGCACACATTCTGGAGTTAAAAGATGGCTAGTCCACTCGACGTAGGAACCGTTACCCAGGCGCTAAAGGAGCACTACAAGCCCCTTCGCGTCCAGAACATGGTTTACAAAGACAATCCGCTTCTCGCTATGATGCCGAAATATACCAAATTCGGTGGCGAGAATATGCCAATTCCCCTGCTTTACGCTAACCCGCAACGACGTAGTGCGACGTTTGCAACGGGTCAGGCAAACGAGTCAAACTCTGCGCTTAAGCAATTTGTTTTGACGCGGGTAAAGGACTATTCCTTCGCTTCAATTACCGGTGAGTCCATCAAGGCAACAGAGCGAGACGCTGATGCCTTCTTGCGCTACGCCACAATGGAAATTGACGGTGCTCTTCACTCACTGACTCGCTCTATTGCGGTCTCAATGTACCGTGACGGCTCCGGTTCTATCGGGAACCTTAAAGTTGACCCAGGTACAGGCACTACTTATACTTTGACCAACGCTGAAAACATCACCAACTTTGAAGTTGGGATGGAAGTTGTTTTTGCGGATAACACCGGCGCTGCCCTTCGGGCGGGAGGCCATCGGACTATTACGGCAATTGACCGCGACGCGGGAACGTTTACGGCGGCTGCTGCTGACAGCTCTCTGGATGTGGCGGACGATATTTTTCAAAAAGGTGACTACGTTTCGGCGAGTGACCGCTTGAAAATTCGCGGCCTTGAGGCGTGGTGCCCAGCATCGGCTCCGGGCTCAGACTTGTTTTTCAATGTCAATCGAACCGCAGATGTGACCCGCCTCGGCGGAAACCGTTTCGATGGATCTGCTCTTCCGATTGAAGAGGCGCTAATTTCTGGGGCGGCTAGAGTTGCTCGCGAAGGCGGTCGTCCAGATGTCTGCTTTGTCGATTTTGCTACTTTCTCAAACCTTGAGAAGGCTCTCGGCTCTAAGGTCGTTTACGACGAGGCCAAGGCCCGTGACGTAGATATTGGCTTTGCTGCCATCTCTCTTCGTGGACCACGCGGAACAATCAAGATTATTCCTGACCAGAACTGTCAGCCCGATGTCGCCTGGATGCTCCAGCTCGACACTTGGAGCCTGAACACTCTTGGTGAGGCGCCGATGTTTCTGGACCTTGACGGCAACAGAATGCTTCGCGAAAGCGGAGATGATGCCTACGAGGTACGCCTGGGTTACTACGGCAACGTCGCCTGCAATGCGCCTGGATACAACTGTCGCGTAGCATTGGCATAATTCAGGCTCAGGAAGGAGATTGAGTTATGGCGAATCGTGATTTTAAGAATGTGCAAGCGCTAGAGCGCGAGCTAAAAATTATTGCGGGCCGTGTTACGTTTAGCGGTTCTGGCGCTACCGTAACGACCAACGCAGGTAGCGGGTTTACCGTTGCCCGCGATGGCAGCAACGCGGGAGAGTACATTGTCACTCTAACTGACAAGTACACAGACCTCCTTCATTGCTCGGCGACTTATGTGCAAATTGCGGGTAGCGATACTCTGTTTGCACAGGTTGAGGCTCATGATGTTGCTTCAGCCAAGACAGTGGAGATTCACTTGATTAATGACGCGGGTTCGGCATTGGCCCCCAGCGACACTGACCAAATGACCTTTATGCTGGTGCTTAAGAACAGCAGCGTAACTTAAGGAGCCTAAAATGCCCGACCCAGGAAACCTGGCGGTCATGATCCTCGATAAAGCCAAGGAGTCATCCGAAGGCAAAGACGAGGGTGAAGGCTACGCAAAGATGGCCCGAAAGGAAGCAGGTGATGCTTTCCTCAAGGCCATCGCGGATGGCGACGGAGAGATGGTAGCGCAAGCGCTACAGGACCTTCACGACATTAGTATGAATTAATTGGACGGGGGCGAAAGCCCCCGGTCCTTTATCGGAGGGCTGGATGCCGAATAACACTACCACCCTCGCCCAGCTCATCACCCGTGTAAGACAGCGGGCCGATATGGTGGGGTCCGCCTTCGTCTCAGACTCCT